GGGTTGCGAACGGAGAGCTATCGGAGGCAGACATTGGTTCGCCAGAGGATTATTTGGTAGTAGAGGACCCAGATAAGCCCTCAACCTGGCATTTGCGGGTCAAGAAAAACGGGAAGCCAGATCATAGATTAATGGGAGCTGCATGGGCCGCTCTGCACAAGGGGTATCGCGGTAATAAATACGAGGGTCCTAATAAAGCCGAGGCGCTCAAGAAACTCAGGGCGCTATATAAATCAGAAGATATGCCGCTACCAGTAGAGGAAAGCGCGGCGTTGCAAGAGCTTTGGGATGATCCTGGTGTGCTCGATATTGCCGTTCCTTTGTACGCGCAGTCATTCAAAGACATTGATGCGGCAGAAGAGGCGCGAGTGCTTGAGGATCAGATCAAGAGCCAGGTTTACATTTTTGAGCGTCTTGTGGAGAACATCTTTTTCTTCAGCGGCGAGGCGCCAGAGGTCAAGCGAGCGGCAGTGCGAGAGCTAGTCAAGGAACTAGAGGAACGTATTTTCCCGTCGGACGAAGAGCCAGAACCAGAAAGTGAAGAGGAAGAGCAGGTGAGCGCAGAAGAGAGTTTTGCAGAGTCGTTTGCCGAGGTTGATATTTTGAGCGAGGGCACACTTGCTCACTCGGATGACGGTCCTGTTATGTTGCGGGTTGTGCCGATTCAGCCTGGATGGGGCAATACGCGCGACAATCATTATTATTCCGCCGAGCTACTTAGGCGTGATGCGCACAAGCTTGTCGGTGCGAAGATGTATGAGACAGATCATCGTGATGACGAGAAAAGCACGCGAACGTGGGTATCGACCATAACTGGCATTCGCGGGTTTTCCGATAACGGTGCGCCCGTGGCCGAGGTTGTTGTGCACGACCCCCTGTTCGCGCGTAAGGTGGTGAATCTGAACGCGGCCAACCTTCTTAATAAGCTAGAGTGTTCGATCTCCGGTGAGGGCCGCGTGCGGGAGGGCAAGATTGGCGAGCGTGACGGCAAGATTGTTGATGAGATTTTGAACATTCATAGCGTTGATTGGGTTACAAGAGCGGGCGCTGGTGGGCACGCGGATGCTATTATTGAGAATGAGGAGACGGATATGGAGAATGAGGTTGTATTCTTGACTGACGAGCAGGTGACGGAGGTTCTGGATGGCTTGAATATTCCTAGGCCGGAAATCCGCGAGCGTCTTGAGGAGGGTAAATATCAGACAGAGGACGAGATCAAGGGAGCCCTTGATCGTGAGATTGAGTATGTGAAGAAGCTCACCGAGTCTGGCAAGCCGCAAGACATGGGTGAGGTAGACGAGGAGGAGAAACCGAAGAAGAGTCGTGCCGATATTCTTGCAGAGGCCGAGAGGCGCAAGAGCGAACTGGCTCTTAATTGGTTCAAGATCAGTGAGAAAGAATAAGGAGAACAACAATGCCTGAAAGCATCAAGCATGATTATGAGGTTTCGAGCGAGGGGGCAGTACGACACTGGGAAATTCCCTACTCTAGGCTAGAGGATACTACGCCGACCGAGACTTTTCCTGCCGCTGTTCTTAGTAGAACGGATGGCACGCAGCTTACTGGGACCGTATTGACCCTAGACGCCGATGAAGAGGTTGCGGTCATTGACTTTACGTGCAGCATGGTTTACTACCAGTATGTGCGTAACGTATTGACTTACTCTGAGGGCGCCGAGGCGACTTGGGGCGCAATCAACATTGGTGATCCCGTGTACTATGATCGCTCTGGCACTATGCCAGCCGCAGCCAAGCTGAGCACGTCGCCGCTGGACGCTGACGGTAATGCGAACCCATTGTTTGGTTTTGTTGTGCCAAAGGACGACGCTGATATGGCGCTTTATCCGCTTGGTGGAGATACTGCAAGCACGCAAGAATGCGCCATTATGCAAGTCGGCGCTGGGAACTAAGGAGGACTTGTAATGCATAACATTGTTAATTTCATTAAGGAATATGCTCTCTCTGATAAAGAGGTGCTCGAAGAGCGCGAATTTGATAAGAGGGTTGAGGCGCTAGACGCACTAACTGGCGTGCGCAACATGTCGGCCACGCAGTTTCAAGAGGCCATGACAACCTCTCATTTTGAGGACTATTTCTCGGATGCGCTGAGCCGCGCGTTTTACGAGGACTATAAGTACAAGGTTGGCGAGTGGCAGAAGTATGTATATATGGACACGGTGCCGGACTTTCGTAATGTTAGCCGGTTCCGCATGACCGAGCCTGGGGAGTTGAAGCAGCGACGCGAGAAGGCTGAGGCCAAGGCAACTGAGATTGAGGTAAACGAGATCGAGTATGGTGTTGAGGAATATGCCCGCCAGTTCGATGTATCGTGGCGGACGATTCTCAATGACGATCTCGGCAAGATCAGAGAAACGCCGCGACGCATGGCAAATGCGGCTGCTCGTTGGCTCGATAGTTGGGTCTCGGCGTTGTATGACAACGCTACCACGCAGGCGACGCTTGCGGCGCTCGGCGCGCCGTGGTCGGGAACGGGACGACTAACTGCGGCTAACCTGGCCGTTGGATTGAATGCCATGATGCAGCGCACAGACGCTAATGGCAATCAGATGAACATTGCCAGTGTGAATTTGGTTATCCCGCCTATTCTCAGAATCCAGGCAGCCGATATTTTGCAGGACCTTCTGAGCTACGGCGGTCCTGGCGGGAACGTTTTGGGGCAGTTCACGACCAACGTATATGTAGACCCATACATTGCAGTAACCCCTGGTTCTACCAATATCCCATGGTATTTGTTTGCCGATCCGATGGATGTCCCCGCCGTGACGTTCGCGCGTCTAGAGGGGATGCCTGGCCCAGTTGTAATCAAGAAGGCATCTGACATCCAGCAAATGTTTGGCACGGCGCCTGCGGCCTTTATGATGGGCAGTTTTGCTACGGGCGACATCGAGTATCTGGTAGAGGATGTTGTGGGTGGCTGGGATGATGATGAGTATGTAGGTGTAACGGATTTCCGAGGCATCTACTACAGCTCTGGAACCACGCCGTAATGATAACAATAGATGGGGCGCAGTACATGCGCCCCCACTAAAATAGGAGAGATTTACATGGCTAGACGACCTGCTAGGAAGAAACCGGTTAAATATGCGGCTAATTCAGATGAGCTTGAGGCGCTGCTAGCTGTTGGTTATGGTATCAACAAAGAGCAGGCCGAGCAGATCATTGCAGAGCGTGATAAGGACCCACACACGCATCCTTATGAGGAATATAAAAAAGCCAAGGCGTTTTTGGCTGCGCTGGAGGCAGAACCAATCGCGGTCTCAACGCGAGCGCCCTGGAAGCGGAGTAGAGGTTAGGAGGAGTTATGCTTGGAATTCCTGATGTTTTGACCAGCGGCGCCCATTATCCTAGAGCAGGTATTTGGGGCATTGCTGGCACAGCGAGAGAGCTTGCGATCAAATCCGGTGCGGGGCGCGTGTTTTTCGTCGATCCATCACACGCCAATGCCAATGACAATAATGATGGACTGGATCCGGACTATCCAAAGGCGACGTTGACCTCGGCTGTCACTAGTTCTCTCATTTCGAGCTATGATACGGTCTTTGTAGTTAGTGATCTGACTGAAAGTGTTGTAACGCCAGACTATGAAACGGGGCCGAACTATATCAACATTGTTGGTGTAGGCCCTAGTCAGTATAGTCCATCGTGGGAATCCGAGGCGGCTGATGAGCCATGTTTGGATTTGCGAGCGGTGGGTTGGCGCATTGAGGGACTTCGTTTCTATGGTCCTCAGGAAGCTGCTGCCGTTGAGCTAAGACATACGGACTCTGGCGAGAATGATATTGCCATTCGTACCATCATCAAAGATTGTCTTTTTGACGGTCTTTCTGAGGGGTTGTATGGCATTGGAACGCACGGGTGTTACGATGTGTGGATTGTTGGTTGTAGCTTCTGCTATTTCCACCAGGACGATAGCAGTGGGTGTGCTATTCAGGGCCTGACGACCCCGCTGGCGATTCCCTACAGGAATCGTATCATCGGGTGTCAGTTCTACGAGAATGACAACCACGTATATTGTGGCATGAATGCATCCATTGTGCAGGGCAATACTTTCCAGGCTGCGGGCAAGGAATACTCGCCTACCATCATTCTTAGCACCGAGGACGCGGGTGGCGATGGCAATAACAACATGGTTTGGGGCAACTTCTTCCCTGGCGACTACTCTGTTGCTGGAGGCTATGTTGGTGCTGCAACGGATGAGTGGCAGGGTAATTTTGCATCGGATACCGACGAAGCCGAGGTTGGAGATAATGGCCTTACGATTGCTATTCCTTCGTAGGGGTGAGCATGAGTAACTGTGAGACCCGATTCGCTGAAGCCATTGAGTTTGCGGCCTTTTGGCAGATGGGTGGTGGACTTGTCAGTGGTATAGACGATTCGGGTCTTGC